CGAGACACCACGCCGGGAACGCGATCGAGGCCATCAAGGATTTGAGGTGCCGGGGCGGCAGGTTGATGATCAGCCGCCGGATCTTGCCCTGGCGCACCGCGGTCAGCTTGGCCGCGATCACTTCGAGGTGCCAGTTTGTCGCCAGCGTTGTCTGCGGATTCAGCTCGCAAAAACAGCGCTGAGCGAAAAACCAGAAATCCGACCGAAGGATCGCGTCGTATTCAGGACCCGAAAGGTCTTTCATCGCCGTTCATCCGTTCTCGTTTCGCATGCGCGCCTGGATACGTTGAATGATCTCTTGGTCCGCCTCGGTGAAAGCTGCAGAATCACTAGAGTCGTCTGCCCGCGCCTCGACGTCTTGCAGCATCGCGAGGACGATCTGCGTAGCCTTTAGGGTGCCCGAGGCCTTATCCTCGATCAGGATTTCGGTGGCGTGGTAGAGGTTCTGCTGCTCGCGCACCGCGCGCTTGAGTGCCGGATACTCGAGCCGCTGGCGCAGCAAGCTCAATAGATAGACGTTCTTGTTTTTGACGCCCCAAGTCGTGCAGACGCTAAAATCACTGAGCTCGGTGGCTTTGTTGGCGGTGTCCCAGCTCTGCACGATGCGTTCGAACCGCTCCGGCCGTTCGGTCTCACGATAGCGCTTGAACCATTCCACCTTGACCAGGCCGCCGCCGAGAGGTGCGGGGGATTGCTGATACTGGCCGGCAAAGTTGTACTCGCCAATCGGGCGACGGATGTTCTGCAGAACGGCGAGCGGCTCGCGCGCTGGATGCAATGCCTCGCCCGCACGGCGGGTGAAGCATTGCGGTCCCCGCATCGTTTCGATCGCGTGCACCTGGTCGGCTTCGGCGACCGCCGGGAAGCTCACCACCTCCCACGCCTCCTGGCCGAGCACGTGGCCGACCAGATCGTCCTCGTGCAGCCGCAGCATGATGATGACGATGGCGCCGCGACATTTGTGGTTGAGCCGGCTGTAGAGGGTATTGAGGTACCACTCGTTGGTGGCGTTGCGCCGTGCATCGGAGAGCGCCTCTTCCGGTTTCGAGGGGTCGTCGATCAGAATGAGATCGGCACCGCGCCCGGTTAGCACCCCGCCGGTCGAGGTGGCCAGCCGGTAGCCCTGACGAGTGGTGATGAACTCTTGCACGGCGTGGCGGTGCGGCGCCAAGCGGGTCCGGAAGAGCCGCTGGTACCACGGCCTCATCATGATGCTGCGGCAGTCGCGCGCGTGCTTGTCGGCGAGATCCTGGGCGTAGCTGACGCACAGGATCTGGGCCGACGGATCGTGCCCCAGACACCAGGCCGGAAAGGCGATCGAGGCCAGCAAGGATTTGAGATGGCGGGGCGGCAGGGTAATGATCAGCCGCCGGATCTTGCCCTCGCGCACAGCCATAAGCTTGGCGGCGATGACCTCGATGTGCCAGTTTGGCAGAAACGGCGCCTGCGGGTTGAGATCACAAAAACAGCGCTCGGCGAACCAACCGAGATCCGAGCGCAGGATTGCGTCGTATTCGCGAGGCGAAAGGTCTTTGATCATTCCTCCGCGCCTCCCAGCCGCGCTTTGATGCGGGCGATGATCTGCTGGTCGGCCTCGGTGATCTTATCGGCATCGGCGGAGCCAGGCTCGGCACGGCTCTCGAGGTCGCGGAGAATACTCAGCAGCAGCTGGGTCGCTTTCAAATCGCCTTTGGCCGATTGATTGACGAACTGCTTGACGATGGCTTCGCGCTTGGCGATCCGACGCCGCCGATTGTTCTCGACGACGATGACCGGCTCGTCGAGTGCCTTTTTCAGCAAACTCGAAAGGTTTTTGCTCCCAGGTGGGCGTCCGCGTGGGTTACCGGACTGTCCCGGTTCGAACCGGCTGTGGCGCGGCGGCTTGCCATAGCCGACCGCGTAAGCGCTCTCATCATCGGGCGGCATCGGCAGCCTCCGCCTCGTCGGCGAGGTCATCAAAGCTGCGGCCGCTGATGGCATGGCGAGCCTTCTCGCCGGTCAACGCCTGCCAGCGACGAACGGTCGTGTCGACATAGCCGGCGTCGAGCTCCAACGCATGGCAGCGGCGACCGGTGCGCTCGGCTGCGATCAACGTCGTGCCACTGCCGACGAAGGTATCGAGCACGATCCTGCCGCGTTCGGTGCAATCGAGAATCGCGTCGGCGACCAGTGCTACCGGTTTCACTGTCGGGTGCAAAGCTAAGAGGTTGCCCTCCTCGCCGCGGGGGCGAGCGAAGGAGTTGGCCCCGGGGTAATGCCAGACATTGCTGCGATTGCGGCCAAACTGACCGAGCTGGATGTTGTTGCGATGCGCTGCGCCAGGTTGCTTGAAGACGAAGATGAGCTCGTGCTGGCTGCGGTAGAGCGAGCCCATCCCTGCATTGTCCTTGGCCCAGACGCAGAGGTTCTTGAGCTCGCCATACGCCTCCCGGCCGGCGGCTAGCAATTCTTCGAGATGGCGCCAGTCCATGCAGATGTAGTGCAGCGACCCGGCGGTACTGAAGGCGACGAGATTGCAGAGGGCGCGAGCGAGAAAAGCAGTGAATTCGGCTTTGCCCATCTCGCCCGAGGCCATCGGGAACGGACGGTGATGGACCGCACCGAGGCCGCTTGCGTGACCATCGATCGGGACGTTGTAGGGCGGGTCGGTGAAGATCGCTCCGGCACGTTCCTCGTCCATCAATGCCGCGAAGGCGTCCGTATCGAGGGCGCTGCCGCACAAGAGGCGATGATGGCCAAGAAACCAGAGGTCGCCGAGCTGGCTGACCCGGGCGGCTGCAGACGTCTCGGGCAGGATGTCGGCCGGATCGTCGCTCGGCGCGAGCGCCTCTTCAAGCGAGGCGATCCGCAGATCGATCTCGCCCATCTCGAAGCCAGTAATTTCGAGGCTGAAATCGAGTCCGAGCAGCGAAAGGTCGCGGAATTGCTCGGCCAGCAGCCGGTCGTCCCAAGTAGCATTCTCGGTCAGTTTGTTGTCGGCGATCATAAAGGCCCGGATTTGAGCTGGGCTCAAATGGTCGAGGCAAATGGTCGGGACCTCCCTCATGCCGAGGGCAACGGCAGCCTGGGTTCGCCCATGCCCGCAGGCGATCTTGCCATCGCGATCGATCAGAACCGGAACAATGAAGTCAAAGACCTCGATGCTGTTGGCGATTTGCTTGAGCTGTTTCTTGCTGTGCCGGCGCGGGTTCGCCGGGTCGGGTTGCAATGTGTCGATCCGACGATACCGGATATTCAAATTCGAATTACGTTTTAAGCGATCTTGTAGAGATCTCGAAGGTGCTAGCCGTCCAATGTTCTGCTTCATCATAACGTCCTCTATTTGGCTTGTGCTGCCGACGCAAGGTGTCGTGAGCGCTTCTTTAGCGAGTATTCAGACACTCGCCAGCCAGCCTCGGCCTCACGCCGCTCTGCTCTCGCGATGACCGAGGTGGCCAGTTGGCAGTGATTGCGACCTACGACAGCGAACTGCCGCGATGGGATTTCAGGCAGGAGCTTTCAGTTTTGGTCGCTCGCCCAGCTCGCCCACCACCTATTTCGGGTGGGAGGTTCGTTCGCGGTCACGTAATATCAAGAGGACCGTGTTATTGGTCCGATCAATTGGCTGGAAAAATAGGATCGTTTTCGAATCCTTCTTTTCCTGGAAAAATGATCATCGGGAGCACGGCGATCTTTCCAGTTCTTCGAGCTAGGGCTGCGGTAAGACGCTTGTGAAAGGAGTTCTCGCTTTCGGGAACATCAATTTCGGGGTCAACCAGCGCGGCGCAGCGCTTTGTGAACCGATGCAGGGGACCAGCAGTTCCCGGTTCTGCCTCGCCTGTGATCTCGCTGAAAAGATCGTGCACTGCCAACAGGAACCAGGTCGCCGGGTTTTGCCGTCGCGTTATCTTCGCTTGCTCCTGCTCGACCATGAGTATAGCCATTTCGAGACTGGGATATACCGCGCGCAGGTCTCCGACCACTCGGGCGAGCTGGCCGCCGGGCCAAATATCGGACAGGAGTGCCTGGAACTGCCCTAAGCCCTTCAGATCAGCATCCAAAACGTCGAGAAAAGTACGACACGCCTGGTAGAGCCGCGAAAGTTCTTTTCTGAGTTCGGTCGGCGTTTTAACCGCCCTGAGCACCTTGTTCAGGTGATACCCGCGGGCGATCGTGACGAGCCCGGCCTGCAGGACCGCCAGTGCTTGATCAGTGACAGGGATCTTTCCCGCAATCAGAGCCGCCTTTAATCTTCCGTGGGTCAGTTGCATCGGTCGAACTCCTTGGAGTGTTCCTCTTATACCCCAATAGCGGCGGCCACGGCGGCCGCGAGATAAGCGGCAAGTCGACCGTGAATCTGACAACGGGATCAGCAACTTAGAGATTGTGGACCGTGCTCTCGCTGTCTAGGTTGCTCGACACCCGACCGAATCAGTCTGCGAGCAACCCGAGGCGCGGCGGTTAGCGAGCAGAGCAACGTTTTAGCGGACCCCAGTTGGAAGGTGAGACGCTCGACCACTCCCCGGACAGGGTCCCGCCCGGGGCGCTTCCTTCGATGCCTACGTCGAAATCAAGCCGGGCTGGCCCTTTCCCAGCGGCGCTCATGACCGGCGGAGTGGCCGGTGCGTGCCCTGCTCGTTCGGAGGCCATGCTCGAGGGTTGCCATCCCCCTTTTTGTTCCCGGGAAAAGAGTTAGGATTGTCGGTTCCCTGATGCAGCGGAGACTTTCCCTGATATCGCGATTTAATTCCCTGATAAGTCCAAATTAATTCCCTGTTCCTGCGCGTAGGGAATTTAATTCGTAAGCAATTGATCCAGATTGCATTTTCGGCCTCAGATCTTCGCTCGCGGGGCCGTAAACGATGAAATTCCCTGTATTTTCCCTGAAGAACAGGGAATTCGGTTTTTCAGAGACGGGTTCGCTCCTGACTGCCTCCTCCAGCGGCGAGTCACCGACGAACCGGGCTTGGCGCGCTCGCCGACGGAAGGCGGCTTTCCAATGGGCCGACAGGCGCCGCCGCAAACCCGGAAGGGATTG